CTGCCGACAGAGGAGAGCGTTCCGCCGCTCTGCAGGTACTAACACCCCTCTGCGGACCGGTTGTGTTTTTGACCCCGGGATGTCCGGGATTCGGGTCTGTGCGCTGTTCAGGGCCGCCCAGAGGGTAAGGTCTGAGCTCGACGTGGGTGCAATTGTTCCGATTGGAATTCGTCGGACTGTTATTCGCATTCCGGTAGCCGGGTCCTGCATTCAGCGCATTGTTCCAATTGCCCCCTGCATGCAGGATACCCGGGGAGCCCCCACGTTTACGCGCACGAACCAATCTCATTGTACGTTCTTCTCCTCCTTCAAGTTAACGTGAAGTAGCGGTTGATTTTCTTGATCGTTGCGAGGAACGGTAGGTGTTCCTGGTATCGCTCCAACTGCTCGGTAAGGACCTGAGATCCCGTAAAGATCACATGTTTCTCGTCATCTATCTCAAATTGGATGGTGGTGTACAGCCCGTCTTCCTTGAACTGGCTTTTCTGGCCGGCTCTGAATGCAGTGATCAGGATCTCCTTGTTGAGCACATCCTCAACTCCCCACTTTTTACCGTCAAGAGCAGGTTTCTCATTTGAGAACTCTGAAAATTTAGGATGCGTGGGGCAATCCCTCCTCTAATTGGCGGAGCTCGACGCGGGCGCAAGCGTTCCGACCGGAATACGTCGGACCGCTATTCGCATACCGGCAGCCGGGCCCCGCACTCAGCGCAACGCTCCAACCGCCCCCCGCACGCAGGACATTCCCGTTCGCCGCAACGGCGTACAACTGATCTGTGAGATACGTGTTCGTACTTCCGCTCGTCGCGGACGGTAAGAACGCAAGCCCCGCAAGATCGTCGTGGAGCAATCCTGAGATATACCCGCTTGTCGTCGCCATCCCAGTGCCTGCCTCGTAGGACCCCTCGGCCAGAGTCCCGGCGAGCGTGCCGAGACCGTCCCGCCGGATCAGGCGGAAAGCCCCATCAGGGTCGACGTTTGCCCCGATGATGAATTTCCAGGTGTTCCCGTAAGGGTTTTCGATCCCTCGCCAGCAGACCGGGGTCTGCCCGTTGACTCCATCCCCAGTGCCGGTGCCGTTCTCGGCGAGCCTGGAGTCGATGTTGTCTGCTCCGGTCAGTTTCCCGACGAACCCTTCGCCGCTCGGCAGATCGACGATCCCCTTGCCGAGTGCGGTCTGGATGTCGAACGTACCGTACTCAATATACATCAGGAGTTGGTCCGCACAGTAGCCCCAGAACGATTCGCAGCCGGCGTTGCCGGGCGAGATTCGGGAGGCGTAGAGTTCGGCATCGTTGATGTGGAATCTGCCGCTGTTAGGCAGATCCGAATAGGCTACCCCCCCGGTGATAGGGATTTTTCCGGAGGCGGAACCGAGCCGGAACTCCCCGTTGTAGATGAGCCCGTACGACTCGTAGGCGCCGCTGAACATGTACGGGGCCGGGACCCCGCCACC